GGAACTTCCTTGCCGAACTTGATTTGAACAAGCGATGATGTAATTATCCTTTCTAATCATGGTACATGTTTTACGCAGACCTTGGCTAAAATCTTTCGCTATCTTCATACCCATTTTGTCGCCTTTTTCACTTAGTTCAAGTTCTGAACTAAGAGCAGCCAAACTATCTGTTGCGATCATATTAACACTGCCCTTTTTAGGTGGATCAGGTTCCCACTTTAGGATATGATCAAACACCTCATTGACAGTATCAGGCATATAGTATTCGTCTTTCTCAAGTTCCATACCATAGATTCGCATATACTCTTGATCTAATCTTGCTTCTGGATCCAAGAACTTTACGTGTCCACCTTTGACTTGTGTAGCTGCACACATCTCTGCTAGAACTGCTGTTTTTCCGGTTCCCGAAGGACCATATATTTCAAGTAATATACCGCTGGGTACACCCCCACCTCTGATCCTACCACCTGATATAGCAAGGTCTAACAATGTAGAGCCTGTACTAACCACAGCGGTAAAATCGCCCTTATTAGATGTGGTCTTTACAGGTTCCGGTTCCGCCTTTGATCTCGCTCTGATCTGGTCAGCAGTAGATTCTTTCTTTTCTATTTTCTTTGACATTGCTTGCATCCTTAAAAGGTTTTAGTGGGCCACCTATAAAATGGTGGCCCACTATCTAAAAGTTATTTACGCTTGATAGGTTTCCTGATCGGAGCTGGTTTTTTAGCAGCCGTTCCACTACGTAATTTCTGATTACGTTTTGGAGGTTCCGGCTCTGGTTCCGGTTCCGGCTCAGGTTCTGAAGCAGCATAACAATTATCCCAATTGACACAATTTTTACAATCTTCCAACTGATCGTGGTCAACACCAAATTCACCACCTACAGGACATTCATCAGGACCGACTTCAGCTTCTTGTTCCGGTTCAGGCTCAGGCTCTTCCTCAAATGGAGGAGTAGCTACATTAGCATCACTACCACTATCGCCTTCAGTAGCACCGTAGAAGGCTTTATGAATTTCATCATAGGTGGCATATTTAATAGCCTTATCAAGGTCAAAAGACTGATCCAGGATTTTATCAGGGATGGGTTCTTCCCTATCATCAAAACGATGTCCAAGAAACTGCGTGTTTCCTGCACCAGCACCACGCCTTGTAAAGAGAACATTTTTACCTATATCAGGATCAAAATATGGGACAGTACCGCCACCCTTTGGCCTTTCAGCGATTTCTTTAAGGTTGTTCTCCATGAACCAATGAGCAACATCCCATAATTGGATGCCTTTATTTTCCTCCTCTGAGTTATCATGTGACCAAATGAGATACAATGTCCTACGTTTAGGTTTCATCGCACCAAAATCTTCTTTGGAGTAGGAATCTTTATTCTGGTTCAGATGTTCACAGATGGGACAAGGTAAACCATTGGTACGTGTTGGACAAACATAAGGAGCATCAAGAACACCAACATTTCTATGAACCCATACATCAATCAACCATGCAAATTCACCTTCCTTAATTCCCCCACCACTAACTTCTGGCATACTAGGCCCTGCGATGAATGGGATGAAATCAATTGTGTGCCCACCTTCTGTACATTTCCAGAAGTTTACCGTCTTGGGCAGTTTTGAGATTTCAACGTAGGAACTAAATCCACCACCACTTTTATCAGATACACTTTCCTCATGCCTACGCATTAAATCTTGTTTCTGCTTTTTGTACTTATCTCTGAAACTGGGCATATCAACCCTCCTTTTTTGCTTTCTTGATTTCATTTACGGCCAAACGAACTTCTTGTGCTTTCTTTTTTAGCTCTTGCATAGCTTTTCTAACCCTTGCTCCCGCAGACATATTACCGTGGATCTCAAACTTCTCTGCCTCAACTCCTGCTGTCCTCGCAATTTCCACCATCTCCTCTAACATCTTTATCACTTTCATCATCTAACTCCTTTCTGTGTTGGTTTTTTACGTCAAACCAACTTTTAAAAATTGCCATAGCAAGCACCCTAAAAACTATATACCCACCTACTATGGATATTAATATCAATAATCCTGATTTTACCATTTCCATAATTAAGATTTTTTCTTTATGGGTTTGATTTTGCGTTTTTGCATTCGCTTGTTATTGTTCAATACCGCCGCTTGTTCATCTCTGTAGCCAGGTTTATCTTTTTTAACCCTTTCTTTAATCTCTACCGGTATGTTTGGATTTGAATAGTAACCTCCTAACCATAATTGAGTTAATCCTTCCAGTGCTTTTTTGCGATGTTCAAATGCAGATTTAGCTGCTGCCAATAGATTAACGTTTCTTGTGGATTCAATTAGATCTTGTTGTGCTAATTTATAGCCATCATCTCCAGTGATAGCCGCTGATACCATTGCCTCAGTTGGTTTCTTACCTACTTCTTTTTCTAACTGTGGCCTGTATTGTGAATCAAGATCAGCTTTCAAAACATCTAAAGCTTCTTTCTTCCTGTCTTTGAAAGCTACTGCGTTAGCCCATTTCTCACTCCACTTCATGTATGTGATTGGATGGTCACGCCAGTTAATATCCAGCTTATCAAAATCAATTTGCAGATCATCATTATATTCAGACATAAGTTCCTCCTTTCTGTGTTGATCACTTTACTTCTAGTATAACATATTTTTTGAAGGTTTTACTTTAAAAGTGCTTTATAGGCAAAAAATATTTCAGTGGTGAGGCCCGGCTTGCCTGAATACATTACAGAATCGCAGAAAATCGTCATTACCTCGGCTACATCAGAAGTTCCTTTACTCAAAAGGACCGCCTGAAAATAACCTAGAAAGGCGTATCTAAGGCTCTCAGCCTCCCCTGTAAGCCCTTTAATCTTAGTGGCTATAGCTTTCCATTCACTTCTGCCTGAGAGCAGCAGGCGGGCTATTTCTACGATGTTAGCCTCGGATACGGTTGCATCTTCAATCGTTTTTAGAGCCAGATCAGGATCAGCAATATCAATGATGGTATCTAGTAGATTTAATGCTTTTCCAGCAGAACCATTACATACATCAGCTATCTTATCTATGGCATCTTTTGAGAAATCCTTTACACCTTCCTCCTCTAAAATACCCTTAAGGAATTTCTTGGTTTGTGGTATAGAGAGCTCCTTCAATTCGTAATGATGACATCTCCGTTTTAATGTTGGTTTCAATTTCTCCGGTAATGTGGTGCAAAGGGCAAAATAGACATGCTTTGGTGGTTCTTCCAAAATTACAAGTAAACTCTCCTGGGCTGGTACCGTAAGTTGGTGACATTCCTCTAGGATAATAAGTTTTTTATCACCACCCATAGGCATGAAGTGGCTGTTCTCAATGATCTCACGGATGGTATCGATTCCTCTGGAGCTTGCTGCATTATACAAATGGAAATCACTGGAGGAACACCCAAGTATATTTTTTAATATCAATGCACAGGTACTTTTCCCTGTACCTGCGGGACCTGTGAATAGAAATGAATGTGGAACATCTGATTCTCTATTGAGTACAGAATTTAATGATTCTACTGTACTCTCATTACCAACAAGTCCGTTGAAATCAGTAGGTCTATAAGTTGTGTTTAATGGCATTTAGTGACCTCCACAAACGAAATCACCTATGAACATGCTGTTGGAACAAACAAAGCCAATTGTTTCAAAATTATCATCTTTTATATCGTGTAACATCCCCTTTGTACTGGGTTCTATCTCTTCCACATAAGCTGGAGTGAAATTGATGCATAGCTTATTACAATTATCACGGATCAACGGGCAGAACCATTTAGGTTGTACCTTATTGAGTTCTGCTGCATCCTTTTCTGCGTCCTGTCTAGTCATATAATTCTCCTGAAAATAAGTGTTAGTATCCCTCTAGTATAACATACTTTTAGCTGTTCTTTACGGTTTTTCTTGCCTCAATACACTTTTACTGTCAAAAAATTTGCTATCTCAACCTGGAAGAGTAAACAGAATATAGCAAACGTTCCATAGCCGGATCTTCCATTAATGTAGAAACGTATATGGCAATCTCTTTATACTTCTCCAAAATGTATCTGACATTTTCTTTACTGTAAGGGAGTACTTTGCCATCCTCCTCAAGTCCTTCCCAATCAAGAATAGGAACATCCCAATCTGGAAATATTTCTTCATCAACCACTTTAAGTCTAAGGCCATCACCACAGTCATACCAAATCGCTTTTGGCATATCTTTTGTCATGCTCTTCTCCTTTCCTTGAGAATTTTCAGGATTTGTTAATCGCCTTTGGTGGAGTCAAGCTATTTATCATAAATCTGATAATTTTATCTCTTTTTTAGTCGCCCAAGGTTGGTCGATACCAGTGGTTTCTGCATCTACAGGAATGGGAACATCTATCCAATCATGAAGTTCACGCATTTTGATGGACATAATATATACACATGTTTCTAACACATGTTTCTCTTCTTCTGGAAAAATTTCGATTATCAAAGAGTCGTGAATCTGGCCGATTAATTTAGATTTCCATTTCTCTTCTTTTGCAATATTATTAATCAAAATTATACTATGCAGCAAAGTGTGAAACGCCGCAGACTGCACTGGAAAATTGGACACCTGCTTATCCGACATATAACCAACAAATCTAAATCCGAATTTATTTTCGATCCAGCCCAACCTTTGATACTTTTTATTAATATCTATTTTCCATTGTGCGTAAACTGGAAAACGCTCCTGCCAAAAAATTCGTTCAGCTTCTTTGCAATGTTCTGTGAATTGACTTAAATTATTAATACCTTGATCCCTCATATGATCTTTTAACTTAATTCCACTCACTGTCTCATAGTTATTGTGCTTCCACAATGATATAGCACATTGTTTATAAAAACTGCCATATAGGAGAGCAAAAACCCAGTCCCCCTTACTGTTTTTTCTGATATCTTTCGATACCTCTTCTTGTGGCAACATCCAAATATCTTGGGCTGAATCTCTGTGCATATCTGTGGTTGGATCAAGAACGTACTTTTTAAGGTTAGGGTCGCCTGTCACAATAGCAGCCATCTTTACTTCTATGCTTGCATAATCTAGCTCTGCCAACTTGTTACCTTTTGATGGAAAAATACCTGATC